GAAAGCGAAGAGCAAAAATCAGAAGTTGATGCAGTACAGGAATAAGGGAAAGTGTAACCGAAACTTTTCATGAGCTGGTTAATGGTGAAGATTTTCCTTCAATTAAAGAGATAAATTCTAACGAATCATTTTCTGAAATAGAAGTTGTAGTTGATAGGGAAAGATTTGAAAATAGTTTAGATGGAATCGGTATATCAGGTGCTTATTTCATGGGTGATGGCACAATCACACACAATCGTGCACGTGGCACGCACTTGCAAATGGAAATAGGTTCTTTCAGGAGGTTTAAAAAACGTTGCGGGCTCGCCGACCCCAGTTCTCGCGTAATTTGTGAAAAAATTTTTTGAGGAACTTTAATTGAAAAAGGTGATAACATGGTTGCCAATGATTTAATAGGGCTACGATTTGGGCGTCTTGTTGTCAAAAAGCGAGACGGTAAAGATAAATTTGGATATGTCACATGGTTATGCAAATGCGATTGTGGAAATGAGACCGTTGTTCGTGGAAGTTTTCTAAAAAGCGGTACAACTCAAAGCTGTGGTTGTCTAAAAAAAGAAAATGCTTTAACGCATGGAGGTTCACAAACACGTCTTTATCGCATTTGGCATGGAATAATTCGAAGGACTGAAGATAGTAAGCGTAAAGAATATGCAAATTACGGTGGACGTGGCATCAGTATGTGCCAGGAATGGAGAAACGACTTTGCGGCATTTAGAGAATGGGCACTTAATAATGGATATTCGGATGACTTGTCTATCGATAGAATAGATAACAACGGAGACTATACTCCATCAAATTGTAGATGGGTAAGCAAATATGAGCAAGCCAATAACCGCACGGATACCCGATATCTAACTTTGAATGGGATAACAAAGTCAGTTCGAGAATGGGCAGATGAAACAGGCATACCCTATGCAAGACTTAAAAAACGCATGAGACTTGGCTGGCCAGATGAAAAAGTTCTCTGTACGAAATAGCCTTTACGATGATGGAAAGGAGTGGAGCCAATGGCAGCGCAAAAAAAGAAGCCAGAGGCGGTTATCGAAGACGGCGCTGTCTATGTGCTGCGCGCCGGAACGCCAATATTCGTAAAAACTGCGGACATTTGTGCAATGACGGGCAAAAGCAATCAATGGATCGGCCAATTGGTCAGCCAGGGAACGCTTAACAAGAAAAGCACTCCCCACGGCTCGCTTTTTGACCTTTTAGCAACCATGAGAGCTTATACCGCGATGCTGGAAGAGCGCCTGAACACAGCAAAGGAGAAAAAAGCCGACAACGCTGCAGAGAAAGAGAAGCAGGAAGCTGAAATCAGCATTAAAAAAGCCAAGGCCATAATCACGGTACTGGAAGCTAAAGAGCTTCAGGGCAAAATGCACCGGTCCGAAGATGTGGCAGCTATGACCGAGGATTTAATATACAGTATCCGAAGTATGCTCTTAGCCCTGCCTGGCAGACTTGCAGTAGATGTTGCATCAACACAAGAACCAGCAGAAGCAGCAGAGATAATACGTAGGGAAATCTATAAAATCATGGAGGAGCTATCGAATTACAAATACGACCCGAAAAAATATGAAGAACGTGTCCGCGAGCGAAGGAGCTGGGACATAGACTATGTCGAAGAAGAGTGATGTAAGACGATTAAACACTGCAATTGCAAGAGCGATTGCAGGAATGAAGCCTCCTGAGAACCTGACCGTTACGGAATGGGCAGACAAGAAACGTCGTCTCTCTCCAGAGAGCAGTGCTGAACCGGGTCCGTGGCGGACATATAGAACTCCCTATCTCAAAGAGCCAATGGACGCTTTTACAGATCCGAAGGTTAAGCGTATTGTTATGGTTGCAGCTTCTCAGGTTGGTAAATCCGAGCTTCTGAATAACATCATCGGATATATCATTGACGAGGACCCGGGCTCCATCCTCTTTATTCACCCTACTACTATTGATGCTAAGGACTATTCAAAGCTCCGTATCGCTCCCATGATCCGGGACTGCCCGTCACTCAGGAAAAAGGTTGCGGAGCCGAAAAGCCGGGATAGCGGAAATACAATTCTGCAAAAGACTTATCCTGGAGGAATACTTACCCTCTGCGGATCCACTGAAGCACATGCCCTGGCATCAAAGCCGATTAGATATATACTTGGTGACGAACGTGACAGATGGGCTACATCGGCCGGCAATGAAGGTGACCCCTGGGAACTTGCCAGGGCCAGGCAAATAACTTTCTATAATGCGAAGGCTGTTGAAGTGTCCACGCCCACAATTAAAAATGCGAGTAACATTGAAGCGGCATATGCTACCGGCACTATGGAGCGCTGGTGCGTAGCCTGCCCTCATTGCGGTGAGTACAATAACATCACTTTTTCTGATATTCGCTACGATTACGAAGAGAAAATTGTGGCCGGAAAAAAGGCATATTCGGTGAGTAATATCAGGTATATTTGC